AAGGCGGTCTGTTCGTCGGCCGTGAACTCGCGCTCAGCGGCTTCGGTGTTGAGGTTGCGGATGCAAGCGTCGAGGTATTCGACGCCCGCGGTGATCTCTTCGGTGGGGTTCATTGAAAGCTCCTGAGGTTGGCGATAGCGATTGCTCGCTCGCGTTCGTTTGGTGTCATCCCTGTCCGAACCACCGTCAGACCTTGCGGGTCGCCGGAACCGTCCTCCACGGACGATTCACCGACACCCTCACCAAGAATCACGGGGGGTTGGCTGGGGAGGTTGGATCGCACGGCGGACACAAGGGCGCCGGGGTAGGCGCCGAAGGTCACGATCGACGCCTCGAGGACGCGGACCGCGGTTCGGTGGACAACTCCACCGACCGTCTGCTCTGTGCGGGGAATGAAACCGAGCGAGAAAGCGTCGAGGGCGCCGTCTCGGATCAGTTGGAGAACTTCGTCGCCTGCCTCCGTGCGGGAGACGTACAGCTCGCCGTAGAGGCCAGCAGCGTCGTCACGGAGCAACGTGGCGCGCCCGAGGGGGTTGCCGGTGCGGTTGTGGTGCGGCAGGAACTTCACCCGGCCGGGGTTGCCGTTGATCGCTTCCTCAAACGCACCACGGGCGAAGGCTTCGGTGTACGGACCGGCGCCGTCGTCAACTCGGGCAGGCTGGTCGTACGGGGCGAGGATGCCGGTCACGGTGCGGCCATCGCCGGAGGTCGAAACCTCCACGTCGGGCGCGAGGCGTACAAGAAGATCGGTCATGGGGTAGCTCCGTTCGGAGGGGTGTCGCTGCCAGGCTCTTGGAGTTGCACCGAATACAGGCCGGAGTGGACAAGCTTGTTCAGGTCGCCCGCCTTCACCGCAGACACCACAGAGTCGGGCTTGAATCCGGCGTCAACGAGGGCGCGGGCCGTCCGAGCGTCACGGGACAGGATCTCGGCGGCGTCCTTCTGGTCCTCTTGCAAGAACGACACGTCTTTGGGGTCGTACCAAAGACGCGAGTTGTTGGGGGCGGGGACGATCTGAGCCAGCGAACCAGCCACGTTCCGCCACGCAGGACGCGCCCACTGGTCGCCTACGGCCCGTCGCGCCTGGCCGTAGTTGGAGTAAGTGGCAGCGTCCAAACCTTCGGAGAAGCCGACGATGATCGGGGCAATACCGGAGGCGGCGGCGATGCGGGTTTCACCGGCGCCCTGAACAGCCTTGAAGTCCACCTGTTCCAGGGTGGAACCGATGATCTTCGGGTCTGCACCACCGCCCAAGTGCAAGGTCTTGTAGGCGTTCATGACGCCCGCATGGTCCTCGTCCAGCAGCTTCAGGTACTGATCCAACTGGTCTGGCGTGATCTCCTTCGGGTAGGTGATTGCCAGGTTCGGGGTGGCGGCGTTCTCGAAGAACTTGAGCTTGTGCTCTGTTGCGGCCTTGTCGGCGGTGATCTCACCGAGCACCGGGGTAAGCCACGACATGCCGCGGTATTGGGCTTCGGGATCGGGGATCGGGGCGTAGTGCGCCACCTCTTCGGGCAACAGCGTCACGGCCTTACCCTGCGAACCCATCCCACCGGGCTTGTAGACGTAGCCGAGGAGTTCCGAGTCCAACCCGTTCGGGTCAGCGTCGGTGTCGCGTGAGCCGGTAACGATCGTCACCCAGTCAGGGCGAAGGACCTTCAACCGGTTACGCAGACGATCCCGGTAAACGAAGGCGTTGCCAGCAAGCGAGGCGTGTTGCTCCATGCGGGCCAACAGGTCACCGGTCGTGCCACCGGGCCAAGGGTTCTCGAGGATCGCCAGGTCCTGGTTGCCGAACAGCTTGCCGGGACCCTGGGCCATGTCTTGGAACTGGAACCGCACCTCAGAGAACAGGCGGGCACGGACACCAATGCAAGCAAACACGATGCCGTTTGCGGCGTAAGCGGCGCGGGCGTATGCCGTGAAGTTGTTGCCGATCGGTTCCTGAGCGTTCGGGGTCCAGGTCGTGTCCAACCCCAACGGGTAGGTCATGCCACCGAACTTGAACTGCGCATCAGCAGCCGCAACCAGATCGGACAGACCAAACCGGTTGAGCGTGGGGGAGGACCGGAAACGGTCGATGCGCCTCACGCAACACCATCGTCAGAGAACAGCCACCAGGCGCCACCGCAACCACAACCCACCGCAGCCAGACCAAGTGGCGTGGAGGCAAGGAACCCGGCGACAGTGAGGCAAGCGATACACGCCACCAAGAGAACGTCGATCAGCTTCACGGCGGACCCTTTCAGCGGCGAACGAGGAACGGAACAGGGGCAGGCTCAGGCGCAGTCACCAACCCGGCACGGGCGAGAGTCGCCGCCACCAAAGGGGAAATGACCGTCCCAGCACGGCGGTCCCACAACCACGACTCGCCGTAGGTGCGTTGGGCGGCACCAGCAACCGCAGCGTTTAGGAACTGGTTATCGAGATGGGCGATGCGGTCGTTCGTAATGTCATCGAGCAGACCCGCCGTAGCTTTCGGCAAAGCACGCTCGTTGAACCCGCACGCCATGACCGGCAGACCGGCGTCGGTGAACTTCTGCTGGAACAGGTCGGCGGTCGTGGACTTCGGGTCGAACACCCACCACTCGGGCTTGTGGGTCTCGTTCGCTTGGATGGCCCAATCCAGCAGCCAATCCGTGCCAACCGTGTGCCTCACCACGTCAAGACCGATCCGGCCCTCGGCGGTGTGCCCGGCAGCAACGACGGTCACCCAGTCGTTCTCCCGGTTGCCTTCGATCCCGAACGAAACAGGATCAGCCAACCAGTCCTCACCAACACCAGACCGGGCGCCCGCGGCCCACTTGTCAGGCGGGATGACCGCGGCAGCCTCAGCGGTCTCGGTCCAGATGCCCAAGCGCTCAGCGCCGAACCCGGCATCATCCATGAGCCGTCGTTCCTTGCGGGTCCACTCAACGGACAAGCGGATTCCCATGGAAGGGTTCGCCGCCCACCAGTTCGCCTCATCGTCCAAATCGGACTCAGGCGGTACCGACCACTCCACGTACGCCATGCCGTCGATGCCCTTGCGGCCATCGGTGCAGATCTTGCGCAACACATCGGACTCGGGGCCATCAACCGGCGACGACGAGGCGAACACCACCTGCGGGTTGTGCTGAGCCGAAACCGTGGGAAGCATCGCGTTGAGGTCGAACAGGTAGTACGCCTCATCCAAGACGATCTTCTGCCCATCGAAGCCGCGGCCAGAACCCTTGGAGCGGGTCTTGAAGATCAGCCGGGTTCCATCCCGAAGGGTGATCGACTCGTCACCGTTCGACACCCGGATACCGTTCGGCGCCAACCGCTTATGCAGCGTCGGGCAATCCTCGAACAGCCGTCGCATTCGGAGCATGTGCTCCTTGGACGTGTCCGCCCGGTGCGCGGTGTGCGTGATGAGCCGATCCGACTCGCACAACAGCATCCAGTAGATCTCAAGCGCCTCGAGGATCTTGCCCTTGCCGTTCTGGCGGGGGACGATCATCGTGGCGTCAGAAGCCGCCCACCAACCGCGCTGGTCCGTCGAAAGGAACAGCCGGATCACGTCTTGCTGCCAATCGTCCAGGTCGATCCCGGCGATAGCGGCTAGCTCAATGCAGCGGTCGCCTTCACTTCCTACCGCTGGCGGCGCGCTTCGGAACCGGGGTGGTGCGGCGAGCAGCAAGTTCGTCAAGCGCGTCCACCTCGCCTTCCTTCGGGATCTGCTCAATCTCGGTGAGCGTGTCCCGCAACTGTTTGGCTATGGCGGCGACGTTCCTGGGTTCGGCGTCAGTCACCATGACTGCCAGGTCCGAGGCCAAAGCCTTCAAGGACGCCAGCCGATCACCGGAGTTCACCGCCGCTACAAGATCAGCCATCACCACTCCCGAGATACGACCGGCTCCCAGCCACGGACAACAACGTCCGACCAAGGCTCACGGAACACCGCAGCGAACGCGCCAGGGGTCAGCGCACACAACCGCTCCATCTGCGCATCAGGAACAGCCGACGAACCACGCTCAGAGTTGCGGCGCACACACTCGGCGGCAGGAACATCGAACAGCACCGCCGTCGCCTGACCATCGGCCAGGTTCAGCCACCCAGCGCGTGTCGCGGCTTGGAGGCTGCACGCATCCACCACCACATCGCCATCGGCCAGCAGCTTG